AAGGGAAAAAAACTTTCGGTTGCAGTACAAGCTAGTAAAAAAAATGGAAGTTTATTTGTGCAAACAAAACCAGATAAAAGTCCAATTATTCAGGAACTGCCTAATGAACCTGATACCAGCTTTAACCCAGAAGAATTAGAAGCACAACTTCAGGAAGTAGCTAAAGATTTTGATGCTGAGTTGAAAGTTGAGCCAAAACAGCAATTTAACAAAGATGAATATATGTTTGTTATGGCTTTATGCAAATCAGTTATTGAATCTAAATTAATAGATGTTAATAAGGAGAGCATAGATTCGCTTATTAAAGATTTAAAATATCTTTTTAAAGTGAACTTCTATAACTCTTAATTGTTAGTTATTTTAGTGGTCAAATTTTAATCTCAATTATCCCCTTTTATTTGGCCACTAAACCTTGAAATATAATATATAAATGGTATATATTTTAAATGTTTGTGAGAGAGAAAATTCTTGAATGCACAATTAAAATTAAAGAATTGTTTGACAAACAAGAAGATGCTCTTAAAAATGAAAGCGAAGGAAAGATTATTTCTGTGGATTTAATAAACAAAAAATTTATCAGAAATAATATTAAACTATTTGATGACACAGCAGCAGATAGTTCAAAGAATCAGGGACAGAAGTCAGAAACTTCTAAACTTGGAACTGGAGTATAAAATGAAGTTAGAGAAAGCAAAAAGATTAAAAGAACTTCTAAACTCTAGATATATCTTTGAATTTGAAAAATTACTTACTAAGTAGGTAATACAACTATAAATATGTAAAGGAAGGATATGGAAGACTTTGCTCTAAAAAACCCAGACGATATAAAACAAGAACTAGACATTCTTTCAGATGAAATGTCTAATGCTCTTTATGATTTTAGAAGATGTGAGGAGTTTCGTAAAATAACTTTTAGCCAATTAACTCTTACAAATAAAATGGAAAAAAATTGTAGCGTAGCAGAAGCAGAAAAGTGGGCTTACACTTCTAGCGAATATAAAACAATTATAGAAGGTTTATTAGCAGCAGAAAAAAATTATTCTATTGCTAAAGGAAAGTATGCTAACTTACAGTCTTGGATAGACCTCTACAGAAGTTGGTTAGTCACTAACAGAGAACTGAGTAGATGAGCGATGTTAAAAATTCTATTTCTTTTGCCGAAAGTCGCTTTATTGATTATTGTAATTCCATTGGTTATTTGTATCGTAGGGTTGGTTATAATTCTATTGACCCTAATAAATTACCTGCTGAGACTAATATACCTTTGTATTCCAAAATCCCAACAATCGCAAAACTTGCAGCAGATTATTTCGTTTATAAAGCTGAGACAGAAACCAATAAACAAGAACAGTTCTTCGTTTCATTAAAACAATCTAACAAGATTAAATTAAGAGATTTAAAAAAGTATATTGTTATAAATGAACTGTACACTAACTACTGGACTAAGTTTACTATTTGCTTTCCATTCAAAGATAAAATTCGTTTTATTTCAGTAGACCAATTGCTTAGAATGTTGCCGGATTCTAAATTAAAAACTTTTCAAAACGATGGTGTAGAATATTTTGAGATTAATGTATAGTGTTTGAGCAATCGTAATCTGAATCTTCAAAATCCACTGGCTCTGATTCCCACTCTACTGCCAATATTCTAAACTTCTTAACATTTTTTAATGAAGCTAAAAAAGTATTAAAGTTTGCATTATTTTCACTATCAAGAAATCTTACATAAGACATATCCTCAATCATCTCACCATGTTTAACAAAGTGAACTGCACAAGTAATAAGTCTTAACTCATTCATCTTTTGAAGCCGGTCTATTTGCTAAAGTTCTTGCTATACTCTCTCCTGAACGACCAACCACATAACCACCTAAACCTATTTGTAATAATGTCCAAACATCAGTAGGTAATAAAACTTGTGCATTTATTTTAAACAAGACTAAGATAATTGGACTAATAATAAAATTCCAAATTAGAATAGCAATCATGACATACATTAATAATGGTCTCCAAGATGCTACAAACCAATTTGATTTAGCTTCAGCTTCAACTATTCTTGCAGTAGCTTTTAGTTCTTCAGTACCAGATTGAAGTAACTGCATATTCAAATCATTCTTTAATTTTAATGCTAAGTCTTTGTCAGTAATAGATTTGTCTATTACTCCAAAAACTTTATTAATAATCGGTGCAAGAGCAGTTAAAGCTGGAATCATATTAATCTACTGCAGATATGTTAATTTCCGCACTTCCACCACCAACATGAATAAATGCTACTAGTTCTCCAGATTTAAATGAAAAAAATTCAACATGATTTTCTGGTATAAGAATATCATCATCAGTTGCAACTGGATTGATGCCAAATTTTACATGAGCATGACCACCTCTTACTGCAATTCTAATTATTCCTGACCCAGTAGTAATAGCTGTTGATTGTGCTGATGTGCCATCAACAGTATATGAAACTGGCGTAAAATCTGTATCAATTTTAGTAATATCCATAATGTAATATAAAACTCCTTAAATTTGCCTATTTAAACCGACAAATTACCCATAAATTTTGATGTTATGGGTTCTTTTGTCGCTAATAGACTTTTTAAAACTACTATGCTTTAAAATGCTTTTAAATCGGTTTAAACGATATTATCTACTATTAGTTGAATCTATTAGTAATTCTATGTAGTGTTTTGCCTTTTCCAAGTCTTTAACACCACCCTTCTCTTTAAATCGCAAAACATACTTTATGATATTACCTTCACAAAATCCAATATTATTTTTGATAATAAACTCAACAGGTTGAATCTTGTATTTTTTATAGTGGTTTCCACCAACTTGTTTTTTATAAGACTTCATAGACTGTTCTTCCATTTGCTTTGTATGCTCTTAAATACATTTTACGATTGTTACCCTTGTTATAAGAGATATGCACCCACCCACTATTAATTTCTTCTGGTTTCCAAAATTCTAAAATACATTGGTCAAATTCTAAATGATTAACTACCCAGTCAGCAAGTTCTTTATTAGGAACTCCTAAGACTTCGCAATCAACTGCCATACCTAAACAATGTTGGCTTCTTTCATTTGAACCTATTATTTTTGATAGTTCAGGAGAACGATAGCCAGAAGTTATTTTTATATCGCCAAATTGATTTATAATAGGATTGATTACTTCGTAGATTAATGTTTGTAAGTTAATTAGTATTTGGTCAGTTGGAGTATTGTCTATTCCAAGTCTTGTAGCTGTTTCAGAAAACAGTAATTCTTTTAAACTAACTTCCCTATCCATTTGCCTTCTTTGTTAAGTACCATTGGCATAAGTCTTGGAGTAGAATCTATAATCATTCCACAACCCATTAGAAATTTTGTTTTAAAGTTTTTTGAATAAGTAAAAGCCATATTAGTTTGTTGTATTAAGCAACCAACTTGCATAGCAAAAAATAGTGCATCAGGATTAGCCCAGTATTCAATCTTGAACTTAGAATGAAAATGCCCCTGCACACAACTCATTCCATTAATCTGAGATACTTTAGTTACATCAGCAGATATTCCATGAGTAAAGAAACATCTTTGTTTATTAGGAAGTGTTAGTGTTAAGTTATCTACCCAGTTCCATTTTTTAACATTTAAGAACTCGTTATATTCTTTTAGGTAACCTCTAGGTATTCCTGATTTAATTGCTCTACGATAAACTAAGCTAGAATGATTTGAGTCTAGCAAAGTCATCTCAGGAAATATTGATTCTAATTCTTTAATGTAATCTTTTGCTCTTACAAGTTCATGTCCAGCAGAAGCTAAATCTGGGTTATGGTCATGGAACGAAAGTGCGTGGCAATCAATCTCATCACCAATGTTTACAATCGTATCTGGCTTATATTGTTTTTTAATTTCTTTTAGGAACTCAAATGAATCTGGTCTATGATATGGAATATGTAAATCAGAAATAACTAAGATTCTTTTATTCATAAACTAACTAGTAGTTGTATTCGTTTTAATTGGCAATAGTTACTTAGCCAAGAAAATAGTTATTAATGCTAATGACAAAGCACCAAGTCCACAAAGAATAGCCCAGTATAAACTAGTCATTTTTTCTCTAATTTATAAACTGTTGTTCCTAGTATTCTTAATTCTCTCTTAATTCCTGTGATATGACCCTTTAGTGATATAAGTTCTTCTGATTGTGTTCTTGCCATAGTCTTTTTGGCATTTGCAAGACTTTAGCAAGAGACACTCCCCATTAGCTAATCTGTAAATGCACATTAAATTTTTGTGCATTAATATCAAATTAGTTTGTCAAAATAAAGTTATTTCTTTGAATAGAATTGTTCAACAGTCTTAGCATAATCTTTCCAAAAGTTTTTAACATCTTCAAAAGCATCTGCGTAAAACTTTGACCAATATTCTTTGATAGATTTATAATCTAACATTGAATTCTCCTTTGAGTAAAAGTTATTTTCTTCAGTCGTATATATCATGGAAGATATATAATTGTGCAACGCACAAAATTCAAGACTTACTTAATGTTTAAATGTTCTTTTACAGATTCAATTATGTATTTTGCGATTTCAAACTTCCATTCGCAATATAAGCCGACTACTAATCCAAATATGAAATATGTCATTACTTTTTATCGCACACAAATTTAATTAAGTCAAAGTCTTTAGTTTTAAGATAATCAATAACTTCTGCAATAGTTTGTTGTCTAATATATTCGTCTCTTATTTCTTGTGAAGTAGGTTCTGGCAAAGGCGAATCCCATCTATCTATGATAAACTCTCCAGCAGATGTAAGATCATAACTAGCATCAGGTGCTAAGGATTTCATTACT